CCCAGGTGCAGTACAGCATGTGGGTTACCGGAAAAGAGGCCTGGTTCTTTGCCAACTATGACCCGCGCATGAAACGCGAGGGCATTCACCACGTCATCGTTGAGCGGGATCCGCAGTACATGACCGATTTCAACGAAATGGTGCCGGAGTTCATCGAGAAGATGGACGAGGCGCTGGCGGAGATCGGCTTCACGTTCGGGGAGCAGTGGAAATGAAACGCACACCCTTTTACCGCAGGCCCGGGCGAACCGGGCAATTCTCCGGCCTCCGTGAGCGCGTTATCTGGATGATTCAGACGCGCGGCCGCCCGGTCACCGGCAGCGAAATCGCAGAGAAGTTTGGCGTAACGCTGATTGAGTTTAACCGGGTAGCCAACGGTATTACCCGCGGCTCCGGACAGATAGCACAGATCGTTGAGTCGGAAAAATGGCTGAACGAGGACGGTATTTGCGACCGGACATTCGACCTTGTCACCAAGCCAAAGGTCGTAACGCCGCAGGGTAAATCGCGGTTGTTCACCCGGCGCGCCATAGAGCAATCGCAGGAAGGTAGACGGCAGGAGTGCATAGCGCGTGCCGCCCGCCGTAGCCGCCTGATTGCTCAGGGCCTCTACATCGATGAAATGGAGTCCATCCTATGACTCACGCTCACGACGACATCATGGTTGGCACTCTGTGCCTTCCCTTCATTGGTAACGGCTGGCTAATGCCATGGGGTGAAGTGGTCAGCAATCCATTAAAGGCGCAGCGGCTCGCTGAGGAATATCGGGAAAGGCAGGAGGCGGCATGATTCATTTTCACGGCGGCCCTATTACGCCGGACACATGCGCGCTGAAGGCATGGAAAGGCAGGCACGCTTTCATCTCCTTCGCTAACCCAGGCCAATTAGCTCTGGCCAGCGAAGTCACCCAGTCTTTCGCGCTGGATAACGGCGCATTCAGTTTCTGGACGAAAAAGCGCGTTGTTAACTGGAATGACTACTACGAGTTTGTAGGTCGCTGGATGAATCACCCTCGCTTTGCTTTTGCTGTTATCCCTGACGTGATTGGCGGGACCAGTGAAGAGAACGATGCGTTAATCGCGGAGTGGCCGCACGGAAAAGTAGTCGGCGCGCCGGTGTGGCACATGAACGAGCCCGATGAACGTTTCTTCCGCCTATGTCGGGAATTTCCGCGCGTATGCATCGGTAGCATGGGTGAATACGACGCGAAGCGCCCGCGCTCATGTCGGGCAAAGTTACGCGATCTCATCCGTCACGTTGTCGACATAAACGGTTATCCGATAACAAAGCTTCACGGCCTGCGCATGCTGAACGCCGATATCTTCCGCCATATCCCGCTGTCATCAGCCGACAGTACAAACGTTGCGCGCAACATCGGAATCGACAAGGCGTGGGATAAATCAGCCTACGCACCGGCAAGCAAAGAAACACGCGCTGCGGTGCTGGTCGAACGCATTGAAGCCTTTAACTCTGCAAGTTCGCTGAATTACGACGCAGAGCGCGATCGGTTCACGCTACAACTTGCTTTCGAGGTGTAATTCCATGACCGGAAAATACTCTCTTATCTACGCAGATCCACCCTGGTCTTACGGCAACACCATCAGCAACGGGGCGGCCGCCGGCCACTACTCCACCATGAAGCTTATCGACATCAAACGCCTTCCCGTGTGGGAACTTGCCGCCGAAAACGCGGTGCTGGCGATGTGGTACACCGGCACGCATAACCAGGAGGCTATCGAACTGGCCGAAGCCTGGGGCTTTACCGTTCGCACGATGAAGGGCTTTACCTGGGTGAAGTTGAATCAGAATGCCGAACTGCGCATCAACAAGGCGCTGGCCGAGGGTGAAGTCACCGACTTTTACGACTTCCTCGAACTGCTTAACGCCGAGACGCGCATGAACGGCGGCAACCACACCCGGGCCAATACCGAAGACCTGTTGATTGCCACCCGCGGCGCCGGGCTGGAACGTAAGCACGCCGGGATTAAACAGGTGGTATACAGCCCGCTCGGCGCGCACAGCGAAAAGCCGTGGGAAGTTCGCCACCGCCTGGAGCTGCTTTACGGTGATGTGCCGCGCATTGAGCTGTTTAGCCGCAGCGCGGCGCCGGGCTGGGATGCTTGGGGGAATGAAGTTGATGGCGATGTGAAGCTTGTTCCGGGGAGATATGAAAATGCCGAGTAGAAACTGCCCTGAATTAACTGCCGAAATGGTTAGAGAGCTTCTGGAATATGACCCCACAACAGGGCTGCTGACCTGGAAGACTTGTCGCAAAAAAGTCCAGAAAGGTAGTGTTGCTGGCTCGGTTTGTGGGAACGGTAGAAAGCTTTACGTCAAAGTCAGGATTGGCCGCCTCTATCGCGCGCATCGTCTCATTTGGCTGATAGTGACAGGTGAATGGCCAAAGTATCACATCGATCATGTTGATAATAACGGCACGAACAACCGATGGTCCAATTTGCGTTTGGCTACGCTAAATCAGAACCAGCACAACCGAGATTTAAGCAAAGCGAATTTAACGGGATATAAAGGCGTCTCTCGGGCTAATAACTTATCAAAACCATACCGTGCAAATATCACAATAGGCCGTGAGCGCCGCCACCTTGGCTACTACCGTTCGGCTGAAGAGGCCGCTCATGCTTACGACGAATCTGCTCGCGAGCTATTCGGTGAATATGCGCGACTTAACTTTCCGCATGAAAACGAGTTAGCCGCCAGAAAATTGCTACCCGGATGCGCCATTGATGTCGTTAAAACGGAGGCCGCATGACGCCAGAAAAAGACAACGCCATCCGCGCAGCATGCCGCCGCTGCACCGAGGAAATCCAGCAGGCCATGCGCAAGAAGCCTAAGCCTAACTGGAACGAAACGGTGCCTCCCATCATCAACAAGCATCACAAGAAAATTGAAGCTCTGGGAGTTAGTCTCCTGGAGTTCGTCGTCAAAACTGGCCGCCTTAACGGGCGGTTTGGAGCCGAACAATGAATATGAAAACTGAAAAAATCGTGATGATGGACAGCGATGAAGCGGCCAGCATCCAAACTGTGACTGGCTGGGTGGACCGCCAAGGTCGTTTCTGGGGCGGTGACGAGCACCAGGCGCGTTGGTGCGGTGCCACTCATCGTAAGTGCAAGAACAAACCTGACGAACATCCTATTCATAGCACTCATGGTTATTGCGAAGAATGCCACCGCGAAAGCCGCCAGGCGAAGTTCGCCACCTTTGAGCGCGCGGTATGGACAGGAGAGCCGCTCGTTATCTTTGATGATGACCAGTACTTTTTCGACGCTGAGTCGCTGGCCGACTATTGCCATGAGCACTCCCTGCTGCCCAGTGAGTTGCAGTTAATGATCTGCGAGCCTAACTATCCGCCTGAGTTCGACTTGGAGCAGCACTGCGAGGAGATCATGCCTGATGGCGATGACTATTACTGTTTGCCGCAAGCTGTGCGCGATGCTGCTGAGGCGCTGAATAAGGCGCTGAAAGAAAGTGCTCCAGTATCGTGGAGTGCCAGCAACCGTGTGGCGATCGTCTCTGACGACATGCTCAACGACGAGCAGAAGGCAGAAATAATGGCGGAGCGCGCCGCATGAACAGAGCCTCCCCCGTTGATTTGAGAAAAAGCCTCGAAATAGCCAACCACCTGGCGCACATCGGGATTCGCTTTGTGCCGATCCCGGTGGCGACCGAGGAAGAATTCCAGACGCTGGCCGCCGAGTTATCGCGACGGCTTGAGCAGATGGCAGTCGAAGCCGAGAAGAATGAAGGCGGTGCAGCATGAAGGAACTAATCACCAGGTCGCTAAAGCGGCCTTTTTTATTGATGGCATTCACCTTCAACCGAATTAACCGACAGTTCCGGGAGCAGTGATTATGAAAGAGTTCAAGGGTACTCCGGGGAAATGGAGTTTTTCTCACAGTAGCGCAAGTGACGACAACGTGGCTTGCATAGAAATTAATTCATCAGAATCGCTGCACGAAATTGCTTATCTCCAAAGTACACCACCAAACATCGGAGGAGACGGGCAGACATCTTTCGATAAAACAATTGCGAATGCACATCTGATAGCAGCCGCGCCTGATTTGCTGGAAGCGCTGCAATGCCTGTTCGAAAACTATAAGCAGCTCGCCGATTCAGGCGATGCCGGTAACTGGCGGCTCGAAGATGAACCTGCCGGAAAGAAAGCGCTGCATGCCATCAACAAAGCCCTCGGTAAGGAGTGACCATGGCCGACATCATAGACACCGCAGCAGAGATTGAAGAGCTTCAGCGTAACGCTGCCCTTTCCGCTCACCGTATTAACCGCAATGCCGTATCAGCTGAGCATTGCGCGGAATGCGGCGAGGATATCCCGGCTCCGCGGCGCGCTGCCGTTCCCGGCTGCCAGACGTGCGCGTGTTGCCAGGAAGAGATCGAGTTGAGGAATAAGCAGAGGGTGATCCAGTGAAAGAGCGCGGAATGATTTTTAACGGCGAGATGGTCCTGGCCATTCTCGACGGCAGGAAGACGCAGACGCGGCGCATCATGAAAATTCAGCCGTCTGATGGCTTCCGCCCAACGCATAACGGTTACGATCTGGATTTAAACGCACACTGGTACACGCCTGGCGTGGTCGATAAAAACGGATACCTGCAGCCTGCTAAGAAGGATGTATTTGGCGTTGCCGATGAGAATGAAGGCTACACCTGTCCGTTCGGTGCCGTCGGAGATCGCATCTGGGTGCGCGAAACGTGGGCTGAAGCTGGTGCTGGCGCGCCGGATCTGAAACTTTATCGTGCGAATTACCCTGAGCACGTTCCAACTCATTACGAGAATGTGCCGCCAGCTTCCGATATTCGCTGGACACCTTCGATTCACATGCCGCGCCGGGCCAGTCGCATCACACTGGAGATTACCGGCGTGCGGGTTGAACAGCTCGATAAAATCAGCGAAGAAGATTCCATTGCTGAAGGCATGCAGGGTGTCATTTGTCCTTCCTGCAAAGGCGACCCAGATTATTCAACTACACAATATGACCCAGATACATTAGCCGCTGTAGATGAAATCCCTTGCCAGTCTTGTGAGTCAAACAGAAGTAAATTTTTCGCGTTGTGGGACTCAATTTACGGTGAAGCAAATCACTGCATGGGCGATTGGGTCTGGGTAATCGAATTTAAGGTGGTGCCCAATGTTCAGGATAATCCAGCCTAATACCTGGTACGCCGATCCCCACGGCGCACCCTGCAAAATCCTCCGCTCTACCCACGAAGTAATCCACTACATCCGCAACGGCCGCACCTGCATTGCCAGTATGGGCCGCTTTCAGCATGAATTCGAGCCGCTGACCAAAGCACAAGCCGCTCGGATCGCCGAAGAAATAGAAACAGCAGAGCACATCGAAAAATTAAGGAGCATGAGACGTGATCGGAATACTAAAGCCAGTACCGGAATCTCAGTGGCCGGTGCGATGCCACGACCCTAAACGCAGCAATGTATGGGTTAACTCTTACTTTCTCGTGCAGGAGTTTAAGGAGGAAAACGGCGTTATACGCCTGTCGGTAAATACTACCAGCATGGCTAATTCAGGGCGCTGGAAAGATGGGATTAGCTGGGATGCTTTGCAGGAGATAAAGAACGCTGTCGGTTATGCGGATCGCGATGCTGTTGAAATTTACCCGGCACAAAAGGACGTGGTCAATGTAGCCAACATGCGACACCTGTGGCTTGTAAATGAACCGCTTACTTTTGCATGGCGCAAAGATTAAAACGCCTCCGCGCTATGCGGGCGGCATGAGGAGAGATTATGTCAGATTTGGCAATGAAGGTTTTGCAGTGGCAGACGACAGGCAATGTCGGTGTGAGCAGTGCAACTATGGCGTCCATTGCTTTGGGTTTGGATAAGCCATTTTACGGTAGAAATTTCGACGCACCACACGACCCATCCGACATGTTGCGTTGCATGAAATTGCTGGAAGCTATCCCTGAGATTCGCGATCACTTCCCGGCTATCGCCAAACGAGTGCCAACCTTCAAGGGGATTATTGAGCAGTGGGATGAACTTGTAGAAGTGATGAATCGGGAATGCGTTGGTGACAGATGGCGAGCGCCGGACGCATATAACCTGATTAAAAAGTTGCGAGGCGACGAAGAGCCGCGCCTAACAATCAGATTAGCCTGACGCAACTGATAGCCAGTTATGATCTGGCTATTGGGTGCGAATGCACTGCCACGTTATCCCTTTTGCCCTCCGCTGTGAGGGCATTCTTTTTGGGAGTTCACCATGCAATCAAACCCCATGACCTGGCTCATCGCCGCACTTATGGCGCTGGGCGCTCTCATCTCCTTTCTTCACGAACCGGAAGGTGTGCAATGGCTGCTTTTAATGTGGGCGCAATAGTCCAGAAGAAGACCGGCGGCATTCAAGGCGTGGTGGATAGCCTGCAGGATCCAGACGGCGACCATCCGCAGTTTTGGGTGCGGTGGGATGACGGTAATTATTCAGTGCACGCGGAAAACGAATTACGCGCGGCCACGCCAGACGGTCCGCAGTTTTATAAATCGATGTCATAGGAGCGATCATGAGCGAAATAACTTTAATCGTACCCAACGACTGGGTCACACAGGAAAAGCTCGTCGAGATTACTGGCCTTCGCCCAGGAACTATAGAGGCTGCTCGTAAAAAATCTTGGATGGTTGGGCGCGAATATCTTCACGTTGCACCAGATGGAAATCCAAAAGAAAACAGCGAATGCATGTACAACCGCAAGGCTGTCGACCAGTGGGTTGAGAGCATGTCAAAGAAACAGCCAGGTGCGCGCCAATGAAGATCCGTTTATGCTTAGCGGGCTCTTGGACGTCAGGAGGGAATAATGGCTAAGTCAGCATACCCAACAGGCGTGGAGAACCACGGCGGGACGCTCCGCATATGGTTCATCTATAAAGGCAGCCGGGTGCGTGAAAGCCTCGGCGTGCCGGATACACCAAAAAACAGAAAGGTCGCTGGTGAGCTGCGCGCGTCGGTGTGCTTTTCGATTAAGACCGGCAACTTCAACTATGCAGCGCAATTCCCAGACTCGCCTAACCTGAAAAGGTTTGGAGTGGAGAGCAAGGAAATCACCGTGCTGGAGCTGGCGAACAAGTGGCTTGAACTGAAGCGTATGGAGATCAGCACCAACGCGATGTCACGCTATACATCTATAGTGCGCAACATGGTGCCCAGGATAGGTGGGGACAGGCTGGTATCTGCGGTGACGCAAGAAGACCTGCTGTTTATCAGAAAGGAATTGCTGACCGGTTATCACACCCTGAAGGCAGGACAGAAAACGCCGGTTAAAGGCCGCTCTGTCAGAACGGTCAACAACTACATGAAGATCATGGGCGGGATGTTTAAGTTTGCCGCCGACAGCGGTTATGTCCGGGTGAATCCGTTTACCGGGATCGCCATGCTTAAGCGTTCTCGATGCGAGCCCGACCCGCTGACGCGTGAGGAGTTCGTCAGGATGATTAATGCCTGCGCCCACCAGCAGCTGAAAAACATGTGGTCGCTGGCCGTCTACACCGGTGTGCGCCACGGCGAACTCGTTTCGCTGGCCTGGGAAGATATCGACCTGAAAGCGGGCACAATGATGATCCGCCGGAACCACACGTTAACGAAGGAGTTCACCCTCCCGAAGACGGAGGCCGGGACGGACCGCATCATCAACCTTATTCAGCCAGCTATCGACGTGCTGAAGAGCCAGGCAGAATTAACACGCCTGGGTAAGCAGTATCAGGTTCAGGTGAAACTGCGCGAGTATGGGCGTACTGATGTGCATCCGTGCACGTTCGTGTTCAACCCGCAGATCGCATCACGTAATGGCCGTGCCGGGCATCATTACGCAGTGGGGTCGATTAACCAGTCGTGGGAAGCGGCAATGCGACGCGCCGGGATTCGCTATCGCAGAGCATACCAGTCCCGACACACGTATGCATGCTGGTCGTTAGCTGCCGGTGCCAACCCGAACTTCATCGCGAAGCAAATGGGCCACACCGACGCGCAAATGGTTTACCGGGTGTACGGATCCTGGATGGCTGAAAATAATCAGGACCAGGTACTCATCCTCAACCAGAAATTGAGTGAGTTTGCCCCATCCATGCCCCACGCCGTGGGATCGGATGGTTATTAATTATAAATATCATTAGGTTAGATAACCTAAACTTGCATGCCCATCACATGAGCATACATTTTTCATAATCGACAAAGATCGTCCAAGAGCGCACCAAATAACAGATGGTTAGAGTCGTTGAAAACACCAGTCGTCTAAGTTCACCTTAGAGCGAGTGCTGTTTTGTGTCCCATCCATGCCCCATTACATCACTGGGCAATCGTCGAACTCACCCGAACGCGCATCATTGATGATGTACGTGATGACTCCGAATATCGGCTTGTCGTCGTCTGATATCTCACCAACCTTGCGCAGCCTCTCACGCTTACCGTTCTCCAGATTCTCAAGATAGGGCTCAGGATGAGTTCTATATCGCTTAAACTTGAATTCTCCATCCACAGAACACACAAGCAACGAACCATCCCTTGGCTGCAATGCAGCATCAACGATTAGCATAGCGCCCTCTATAATTCCTGCGCGCAGGTATGTAGATCCGGCTATCATCATGTACGTGGCTGAAGGATGCGCGATAAGGCGCTTGTCGAGCGATATGCGTTCTTCAACGTAGTCTGCTGCTGGCGATGGAAACCCCATAATGCACCTCCGATTTAAACTGTATATGCATACAGTATTATCTATTTGCGGTGTCGATCAATAGCGTTTGTGGTGCTACACTTCAGACCTTTCCGAATTCACTGATTTCTATAATGTTAAAGTTATTCGCCAGGTACACATCGATAGGTGTCATCAACACGCTCATTCATTGGGTGGTGTTCGCCATATGCATCTACGCATTTCATACAGGTCAGGCGCTGGGCAACTTTGCCGGGTTCGTTGTCGCTGTATCGTTCAGTTTCTTCGCCAATGCCAGATTCACCTTCAAATCATCAACCACGACCCTGCGCTACATGCTGTATGTAGGGTTTATGGGTACGCTGAGCGCCGCGGTAGGCTGGGCGGCAGATAAATCAGGCATGGCACCTGTTATCACATTAATCGTATTCTCCGCAATCAGCCTTGTTTGCGGTTTTATCTATTCAAAATTCATTGTCTTTAGGGATGCGAAATGAAAATTTCTCTGGTTGTTCCCGTCTTCAACGAAGAAGACGCGATACCCATTTTTTATAAAACGGTTCGGGAATTTGAAGGACTCAGGCAGCATGAAGTAGAAATAGTCTTCATCAACGACGGCAGCAAAGACGCTACAGAATCCATCATTAACGCGCTCGCTGTTGCAGACCCGCTTGTCGTTCCACTGTCATTCACAAGAAACTTCGGTAAAGAGCCTGCTCTGTTCGCTGGTCTTGATCACGCGACCGGTGAAGCGATTATCCCAATTGACGTCGACCTGCAGGACCCTATCGAAGTCATTCCTCACCTGATAGAGAAATGGCAGGCCGGGGCTGATATGGTTCTGGCTAAACGCTCTGATCGCTCTACAGATGGCAGACTGAAGCGCAAGACCGCTGAATGGTTCTATAAGCTGCACAACAAAATCAGCAACCCTCAGATAGAAGAGAACGTCGGCGACTTCAGGCTGATGTCACGAGAAGTTGTAGAGAACATTAAGCTTCTTCCAGAGCGCAACCTGTTCATGAAAGGGGTGCTGAGCTGGGTTGGGGGACGAACTGATGTTGTCGAATACGCCCGCGCGGAACGCGTTGCCGGTAATACAAAATTCAACGGGTGGAAACTGTGGAACCTGGCACTTGAGGGGATCACAAGCTTCTCTACTTTCCCGTTGCGCATGTGGACTTACATTGGCCTGTTCGTAGCTGGAGTGGCGTTTCTGTACGGTGCTTGGATGATTATCGACACACTGGCCTTCGGAAATGCTGTGCGTGGATATCCATCCCTGCTTGTCTCCATACTCTTCCTTGGTGGCATTCAGCTTATAGGTATTGGAGTTCTTGGGGAGTATATCGGACGAATTTACATCGAGACCAAAAACAGGCCTCGCTACGTGATTAAGAAAGAAAGGGATTAAAATGCTGGAAAGACTTGATGATGATAAATGGCGTATAGCAAAATGGATTCTTTTATCCATTGCGTTTGCTTGCATATATTTTTTGACTGAAAGGTATTTCAAATACACAGTAAACGCTGATTTTGCCAACAGCCCTCTGGTATGGAGGCAGATTAAAGACACCACTCTGTCTTACACCATGCTCACATGGAGGCCGACCCCTGATAGTTGGTACTTCAGCGTGTACCCGCTTCACTTCTTCCTGTTCTGGATCACGCAAAGTGATGGACCCGGGGTGCTGATATTTGCTACGACGATTTTTAGTTTCATGGTCGCATATGGGTTTTCGTCTATCGTTGAAAGGTATTCATCCAGAACTGCATTTGTCGCATGCCTTTTTGCTATCGCTTTCATGCCTGAGATTATGTATACGCATGGCTTTATAGCTCATCCGTTTGCCCATAACTCTACCAGTGGATGGGGGGCAATTGCACTTTTGCTCTATGTGGTAAATATTACATACAGAAAGTATTTCATCACTCTGATATCTGCATTCATATGCTTGTTCACTATATCGTCTGATATGTGGTTCGCACCAAGTTATCTGATACCGATAATACTTACTGAAGCAATTCTGGCGTACAGAAGGAAATCAGGCTACGCGCACCTTTTGATTTATTCTGTTGTTTTTGTTATTGGATACCTTCATATCATTCAGAAGCTATTCAACATAGAAGTTCAGCAGATGGCGCTTGTATCATTTGATGAGATGATAACGAACGTCAAGCTCCTGGTTTTACTTGTTGGCCAGACGCTGAACGTTTTTTTTGTTCAAAATGAATCGGCATGGGTAGCTTCATTTTTATTGTGGGCAGCATTCATTTTATCAGTTTCTGTTAATGCTGTGCGAAAGGCGGGTGATCGTTCTTATGTGGCTCTGGTGATATTGCTCTCAATACTTGGCATTGCATCTTCATATGTGCTGATCAACAACCTATTCAAGCCTAGCTCGGTAAGATACTTCGTTAACATGTTGCCTTGCGCTGTTGCCATCGCCTTAATCACATCGAATGGCATTATAAAGAAAGTAAGCTACGTACTTGTTGGGCTTCTTATCGCTACATCTATTTATTCCTATCAGTCAGGAAGAATTAGTGACTTTAGAAAGTTCAATGACTTCCAGAAGTATATAACTTTCCTTGACAGGCACGACCTGACATATGGGTATGGTGAGTTTTGGTACAACTCCATGGAAATAAATTGGGTGTCTGGAGGGAGAATTCTGGTGGTCCCTGCAGCTAACAATGAGCAGCATGGGATTAACGCTGTGTATGCGAGACCTCAGACAATGCGCTACTGGTATGATAAAGGCATACAGTCAAAAACGCCTGAGCGACAGTTTATTGCATTCTCTAAGGGTTATGTTTGCCATGATAAAGATGAGTGCATGTCTAAGGCGAGAGCATCATTTGGTGAGCCTGATGAGGTGCTTGAATATAACAACATAACGCTGTTTGTTTATAATCACAGACTTACAATGTTCAGGTAAAAAGCGGCCCATACGGGCCGTCTTTAGCATGAAAGGTTGATCATAAAGCTAATGGCGCTGCTGGTAGGGTTTACCTGAGCGCCGTTAACAAGTGAATAAAATTCAATAATCAACTGTTTGCTAGCCCTTGATACAATAACAGGAACAACCATAACACCGGATTTAACTACAGTAGCTATTGCAGAATCAAGAGCGGCCTGAGTTACGTGAGTATTAAACGTAATGACAATATTGGTACTTGATACTGATGTTGTTGAAACAAGCTCGTAAAAGTCACTGTATGTAGGCGCTCCTGAGTTCAGCGATCCAGTAACACTTCTTGGGAAGTCGACGGTTAGGTTTGTAACTGCTGTAAGATTTCCAGCCCTGAACCACCTGCGCCCGGTTTTACAGCCACTTATTTTAATGTTGCTGCACGCTCCATCAAATAAAATAAATGACTGACCACCTCCGGTGCTGTTGTAATCAATAATGCCGTTAATGAGATAGTTATCCACCCCTGTTCTGACGGTAATTGGATAAGAAAGCTCCGGCACATTGATAATCACCCCGTTCATCAGGCCATTTTTTCCTGATACAACAAGCCCGTTACAGTTGTCTGTAGATATTCCACTGGCAGGCTGAACAGATATTATCGTATTAGAAACAATGCTACTTCTAACGTAGTTACCAGATACCGACGATCCAAGGTCAACTCCATATGCAGGGGATGTAGTTGCCTTTGTGTTTCTGATGACAGCATTTGATACTATCTGATTTGAAATGTCTCCATTTTCGAGATTTCCTGAGATATGGGCATTGTCAATAATCATATTAGAATATACCGCTCTGTTATTAGAGCGAATATTTATTGCGCCTGGTGATGCCGTAGTTTTATCTCTGTAATTCGCAATGTAACCATTAACGATGGTGTTTACACTTCCGGAGTCAGAAAGTACTGACTGGTAAATTCCATGCCTTCCGTTATAACCATCTGAGGATGTTTCTGCACCTGCAACAAACTGCAGATTTGTAATGATGGTATCAACCGCGCCTTGCAATAAAACGCCATAACCGCCAGCACCCAGTGAAGAGTGAAACCACATTTTCTCAACTTTAAGACCGTTAATCACGGCCCTATTTGTTCCAGATAACTCAACCCCGCCAGTGTAACCGCTTAAAGTAGTTCCATTTACATTGAAGTCTTTTGAAGTAGAGCTTAATGCATACGCAGCAGGCGTATTTGCAAGAACTGAACCACTTGCAGATATGTAGTTAACCTTTACTCCGTCTGCAGACCATGCCCTTACGGCTGTTACAGGTGCAGACGTGTTAATCTGGCCGCCAGTAATAGTCACGCCATTGTTTGTAGTGAATGCGCTAACAGATGCTGAGCTATTTACAGTTCCATCGTTCTGGACGATTACGCCCTGTGGAATGCTTGCCGTTGCAGTAAGTGACTTACTACCTTTAATCCACGTCCTCCGCCCATCGGTAGCCGTTGCTGCAAGGCTGGATGAAAGAGCGGTGTCCATGTTAGTGGTGTAGAACTCTTCAGGAGTGTGGTACAGGAACTGATCAACAGTGCTCTGCCCATTCCCAATATTTTTTGCTCCGTTAACAGATTCCAGCAAGGATCTAAGCGCGGAGTCCCCTACGCTTATCCACGCTCCCACACCAACACCGCCAGCTGTTCCTGGTGTAGAGCCGTTCGGAACAACCTTTCCAGACGGCAGAAATGATCCATCCCATCGATAGTATTCGCCGTCGGTTGTGTCTTTCAGGATTTGATTAGGCGAAGTTAACGTTGCACCTGCCTGGAATGTCCCTACTGGGATCCACCCATACTGCGCAATAGCTTGCTGAGCCAGCCACCGCAGGCCTTCAATGGTGTAATGCTCATTACCGAAGCGGTCGACATAAGTATTGACCAGCGAAGTAACGAACTCGTCAATTTTCCCGGCGTTGTATTTCAGGTCAATCGGTGATTTGCTCGGGACTGGCAGGTTTGTAGGTGTAGTAGCCATATTCATTCCATAAAAAACCCGGCGCGGTGGCCGGGTCTGGTTGGTCGGGGGCGGTTCTTATTGGTAGATGGCGTCGCTATATTCCGCGACAGTCAGAGATACCGTGTTATCTGTGTTCGGTTTGATGCTGTTGACCGTCCATAGCTGACTGTCCAGCTCTTCCACTGTCGCAATGAGGTAGCGCGACGGGAGCTGTACAGTGTCTCCATTCCATATGTTGAGCTGAATGTTGGGGATAGCCGCGGTGAATCCGTACTTCGTGTCAGCGCGGGCAGTGGCCGGATAGCGCAGTGTCGGGTTACCCAGACTGTCGGTCACCAGCACATACATTGAACCGGTAAACACGATCGGCTCGCTGGTATCAAAGTCATTCCCTGCGCGGCCGGTGATGTAACCCTGCTGTTGGTTACTGTCGTAGATGTCAGGCATCTGAATGACGCTGCCAACCTGGATAATTCCGTCCTCAAACACTTTGGCATTCATCTTCACCCGGGAGTAGATAAGGCGTTTCGTTTCGCGCAGCGCGCGTTCCCTCGCCTGATACTCGTTACGGAAGCCGACGATCTCCAGCTTGTTCGGGTTCTCCGCTTCCTGTTCGACGATAGCGCCATTCAGTACACGGTAGTTGATGTACGTCTTGTTGTTCGTGGTCGGGTGAACGTAGGATACCTGCACGCCGTCATAACCTCCCGGCAGCGTGGCCTCGTACGTCATTTTGTACTCGTCCGTCTTCATGTTCGCCCGGTTGAATACCGCAGCCGGGTAGTCAACTTTCTGATCGCGGGTAAACGTCAGCACGCCGTCATCCCAGTACGCAACCACCGACGCCGCATTGCAGATCGCCTGCACGCGGTCGCCCAAAGAGTCGTTCTCGTCGTCAAACGTGTAGTCGAAGTAACCCAGGCGCTCATCAGGCAGGATTTCAGCAATCGAGTACAGCCCATAGAGGTCAATGCTGCTTTCGGGTTGCTCACCCATAATCAGCCAGGTGTGCGCCACAGCATCAGCGAACGAACGAGACGGTCGCAGCGTGTAATCCACCGTCTGCGTGTCAAGGTTGTACGTGATGGTATGGCGCGTTACCAGTACGTTGTACTTGCGGTCACGGCTGCCCAGCGCGTTCTCTGTCGCCCTTACCTTCACGCGCACCAGCGTATCGGTTGGATGCACGACGTTGGTTCTGACGTTGACCGAGTGGATCTCCTCAACCTTCAGGATAGAGGCATCACTCGAGTTATCTGTGCGCTGGAAGTTAATAGCGTACTTTCCGAAACCGCCGGTCGGCGTCAGCTTATCGGTGCGGTAAAATACCTCGCTCGATGATTTGTGCGGCGTCCCCTGGTGATACGCGAACGTCTGCTGAGTACCCGGCACCTGGTTGTAGTCATCGTCAATCTTCCAGATCGTGACCTTCCAGTCAGCTGACTTTTTCCCACCCAGCTGCACCTGAGTGTGCAGCCACAACTGAGAGGACTCGACCGGCGAGAAGAACGGTCCTACCACGAGCGCTTCGTTATCGTTGAGGATGAATTTCGTCGTGTTGATTGTCGCCGTTGCCGGCACGTCAGGAGGGCCAATCAGATCCCCCATCGTGAATGTGTACCACCGGACCGGGTTAACAACCGCGCCGTCGTTAGTTTCGACAGCTGAAATCAGCGTGCCGGAGAAATCGACATCCTGCGTGACATTGCCGGTTGGCGTGCTGTAGGTGACGTTAATCGTGAATGTAACCGCATGCGGAAGGACGAGGCCCATGAAGTAATCAAACTCAGCCTGCTTGATGATTTTTACTGCAATCTGCCCGCCGGAGTAAGTTCCGCTCACAACCGTATTGGCGGTGGCTGTCTCGATCGGGAAATTGTCCGATTCGTTTTGGCCAGGCACTTCCTGCCCGTCGACGTCGTCGAACCCGTAGCCTTCGTTGATGGTGGAGATCACTTCGCCCGGCTGGTAAAACTGAAACTCTGCACCAGCCATGCTTCCGAGGCTGGACTCTGAATAACGCACAGATTCGTAATCGTATTTGCCGATCCCGATGCACATCCATTCAGTAACGTATTTCAGGCCGCCATCCGTGTCGCTCTGGCGCACATATTCGAACAAAGATTCCTGAATCAGGTCCGGGAACGAGCGGATTTGCCCGTAAATGTCCGGTTTTGCTTTATAGACGCGCGCAGTATTCGTCTGGCCGGTCAGGCTATTGTTTGGCGAGTCAATCGTGTTACCGCCGGTATTAGCGATCGCCGGTTTGGGAGCAAGGAACGAGAAGACCGCGCCGACAACTTTGAAAATCGGGCTGAGAATGTCGCCAATGATACCCTTCGGCTGGTCGAATATCTGGATGGTGTCCAGTTCGCATAGCTCAAACGCCAGCTCATCATCTTCGCTCAGCTTTACGCCGTTGCGGACGATGAGCAGATCGCGGTGGAAAGTAGCGTCATTGGCCGCCAGCCAGTCATAAAAAAAGGTGCCGTTTGGCACCCTGCAACGCAGCTTAGGCGTTCCTGGAAAGTTCGATATCTCAACCAGCGCCATATTCGAAAAACTCCACTGTAGTGAATGCACGCTGAATGACCAGCAACGAGTCCATACGTACGCTTCCGTTCTCGCCGCGCGAGTGCAGCGCCTGCCGGTTCAGTACCAGCCCAACGTGTGCCGGCTGAGCGCCGCGGTACCCGACAAATATCCCGCCATCGACCGGTTTGTCGACCTTGCGCCAGAAAACGACGTCACCCTGATAGCAGGTGAAGAAGTCAGCCCCGGCTTCGTAGTCCGGTGTCTGGTGCAGTTCAATTCCGAGAACGTGCCGGTAATACAGTACGCATAATCCCCAGCAATCGACCTTATCGAACGAGCAGGCCCGGTTAGCCCACGGCACGCCGATCATCCTGATGATAAAATCAGAGGTACTGAAGGCCAGTGTATTCCGTTGGGTCATAGAGCCTTCCGATGTTGTTGTTTAGAGGGTTGGTGACAGACAGAGTGACCGATGCGGCGTCGGCATCGATATCCACCGTCTTTACGTATAACTGCCACGACTTAATCGGCCCCGACACGTCGCCACTGTCGAATATCTGCCGCGTGGCCGTGATAGCCGTCAGCCTGTCCGCACCCTTCCACTGCTTCATCAGCGCTTTGACGTCCGACGATAGCCGCCCTAACTTCACGGTCGCGTCGATCACCGGCGTTCCGCTCTGCTGGCTCTCTTCGATTTCAAATCGCGCTGGCGTGTACGTCTGGCCGCCAAGCGTCTTCGGGAAGAACTGTTTATCGACAAGGCGGACATAGCCAAATGATGGGTGATAGAACGTGATGGTGTCGTACAGGCCGCGCGTCGGGCGCTGCTGCTTATACTCCCTGAAACTCGGCATTATGGCACCCTCGGAAGACTTTCCGGATCGCGCCCGTCCGGATAACCAGTGACAACGATATCCAGCCATGAATCCCACGGCGGCGGCAGCTCAACAATGATGTCGTCAAATTCGTCGTCGGCGTTGTTGAGGTGGTTCGCAATAACGGTCCCCGTCCAGGTCACCACACCGCCGTCGATACTGGTTTGCACCGGCATCTGCGTGAAGTGAAGCTCCTGCAATTGCAGGCCACTTCCGCCCAGATTGATATTCATCCGGAACCAGTTCAGGCCCCGGTTGAGATAGTTCGGGCTGCGTAGCCACTGCTGAAATGCTCGCTCCTCAGCCAGAGTGAAGATCCACGTCAGTGACCAGGTCACTTTCAGGTCGTCGGTTTGATTCTCAAAGATAGCCGGGCCGACCGCTGGCTGATCGGTCTGGAACCCGGTATCGAGCGTCATGTTTTTGCTGGCCTTCTGCGCCAGCGGCAGCCAGTCGGGATAGTCGATAATTGGCATCAGCCCTGCCCCCTTGGCGTGCGCTTAACGTTCATGTTGCTGGTAATGGCGTTACTGATTGGCCCGCCGTTGTTCAGGTCTGCCACGATGACATCGACGGTCACGCCACCATTAGCATCCGTACCGGCCTGAGCATCGACGGATGATGACGTGTAGTTCTGGATGTTGATAACCACCCCTCCACCTACTCCAGAAGTCATCTCCTTGTTGCTGATCACTCTGCCGTTGTCACCCGGTATCATGTACTGCTTGCCGGTGCTGGCCTGGTAAATCTCCGGCATACCGCCTTCGCCAACCTGATACATCCCGCCAGCCGATACTGGACCGCCGTTCTTACGCTTTCCTGACAGCGCCAGGATGCCAGCCATAGCACCGATACCGATCGCCACCGCACCACCGAATGATGCGATGGATGACATGATGGCTGCCGGAGTCCATGCTGCAGTTGTAGCCGCCGCCGCCGCGGTAGACGTCGCCGTCGTGGTTGCGATGCCTGCCGCCTGTGCTGTGGTGGATGCTGCAACCGCAGCAGTGGTGGCCGTTTGCCCCATGATGGCCGACTTAACCCACTCAATGCCCATCTGAACGAATGAGTTAACAACGCTGTTCAGCACGGTCATGCCGATGCTGCGCATTGCATCGCTGGCCGACATACTTCCGGTGACAATGCCGGTCAGCGCATTACTGGCCACTGAACCGAGAGAGTCGAAAGCCGCCGCTGCTGCCTGTGTGGCCGCGTTCTGCTGCGCCCATTCTTCCCACATCGCCGCGTTACGCTGATCACGGTACTGCTGCTCGATAGCCGCACGCGCGGCCTCGGCCTCTCCGATCTTCTGCGGATAGAGTTGGGCGTATTGTTGGATATCAGCGATGTCTTTCTGGTACTGGCTATCCAGGCCGGCTGTTTTGCTGGTTTTGCCCTGGATGGTGCTGAATTTATTGGCCGCGTCAGTACGCTCTTTCTCAGCCTTTGCCTGCTCACGCAGTGCGTTGGCATTATCCCAGGCTTTCCCGGCAAGTTGCCCGGCAAGCATGAGTTGCTCCTGCGTGGCTGTATTACCGAGAGACTGCTGTGCATTAAGCACGGCCTGCGCTCTCGATAACTCGCCAACACTACCGGCTGACAGCTCGGCCTTCTGCCGCAACTCATCCAGTTTTTGGTTAACATTTTCCTGCGTTTTAGCGTACTGCTCCGCCTCTTTCTGGGCTGCCGACGCCCCGCCTTTCGACTTGCTACCAGTGGTCGTTGCAGTGGCCTTTATCTCGATCGGCTTGGTGTTGGCGGCGGTCTGTGATGCTTTGGAAACAGCGGCCAGGTCGCCAACCAGCATGGCGGCTTTATTACTCAGCCCGGCCAGTGCTTTGTTTTGTGCCTCCCAACCGTCAAGACCAAGCCATGACCAGGTGCGGGCCCGGCGCGTAAACATTTCTGCTGTGCTGTTCAGATCAGAAATCTGCGCATCGGCAGATATTGCCTTCCCGGCCAGCCTGTCGAGAGCAGCCGTCAATGAGTCAATCACGGCGACCATGCCAGAGCTTGCACCAGTAGCCTGGTTAACAGAGTCGATCATTGACAGGAATGAGTTGGTAAGCGCGGTATTGGCCTGAGAAAGCGTACGTGGGAGCTTTTCGAACTCAGCGTTCACCGATCCGGTCTGTTTCTGAATGGCGTTGAGCGCGTCTTCTGCCGTCAGTTTGCCGTCCAGCATCAACTGGCGCAACTCTCCGATGCTTACGCCCATCCCGGCGGCAATCTGGCGCGCCAGTTCCGGCATTTGCTCAAGGATGGAATTGAATTCCTCCGCCCGGACAGTCCCGGATGAAATTGACTGGCCGAACTGACGAAGAGCATTCGCCATTTCTTCGGAAGAGGATCCGCCGATACGCCCAATTTTCTGAAGAGTCTCGGTGAGTTGAATAATCTGGCCGTTAGTCGCTCCGGTATCGCGCAGTGCAGTGCTGAGGGTTTCCCACAACTTGGCAGTGTCCTGCAGCGAACCACCCGTTGCCGAACTGATACGCATCAGGCTCTGCATCGTCTGTGATGCAGTCGCAGCACTACCTGTCAGACGCTCAATGCGCGCGTTGAGCTGACTCATGTTGTCAGCAGCAACCAGAAACGCCTTTCCCCAGTCAACAACGAGAGAAGCAGCGATAGCTCCGGCGACGCGGTTTATGTTCGTCTGCAACTCATCCATCTTTTTGGCGGCGCTGGTTGCAGAGTTGCCGATAGAGTCGAGCGACTTATTGGCCTTTCCCTGTGCCTTGAGCAAGCCAGATACATCGGCCTCGATGTCGTAATAAATCTCGCCTGCTTTCTCAGACATCTCTTTTCTCCGGGCATAAAAAAACCCACCGAGAGGTGGGTTAGTTATTCGTGTCGTTTATTGGCATCGTTCGGTGTAGGCTGACGGTGGCGGAGTGTCGCGAGAACTCAGGAAATGTTCGCCAAGCGTGTAATCGACACCTTTTGAGAACATCCCTTTCGATTTCATGTTCAGCTCAACGAAGAAAGGATGAAATCCAGCATACGCCCCAAACCCGTTCTTGCCGTTAATTTCCCCGCAAACTATAGCAAAGACACGGCCGTGGTCAGCATCCATCATTTTTGCTACTTTCACGTTGCGGAACTGCGCGCTAGCCGGGTCTTTAAGATTTGCAGCAACTTCAGATTTCGCTAAAGATATTGCCTTTTCCTCGCCCGGCTTGCAGCCAGCCAGAACCAGTGGAATCGCCAAAGCCAAAAGTATTTTCTTCACTCTTATCCCCTGAGTATTATTTTCGAGCCATATTACGCCCGGTCAGGCAATTACGGTACATCCATTATTAACTCAGGCGGCCTTCTTTGCTGATTTTTCGCGCTCAATCATTTCTTGCCAACGGCGATCGTCATCGTCCATAACAGCGTCGTACTCTTCCCGGGTGAAGCCTTTCTGGTCAGGGTATTTGGCGTTAAGCATCATCGCAAATTCAGTCATTGTGAGGTTTTCAGCCTCTTCCCTGCTGATTCCGAAATGGTTTCGCGCTGCCATGATGTATTCAGTCGCATGAAACTCCGGCGTCGTTTCCTTGCTTTCGTGCTTCTGCAGTTTTCGAACCTTGGCCCGACCGATAATGCCATGCATGATCAGTGACTGAGCTATCAAGATAAGATTCTCAGGTGGAAGCGCGCCGCGGTGCCATACGAATGTGCGCCTGCCAGTACGTGAAGGCTCATGCCATCCAGAAAGTTCAGAAACATCCTCGTCACAGCAGGACTGTATGACGTTAATAGCCGAGAGCAATGCCTCGCGCACAAAAGCAGCTGAACCTGCTGCATCCAGAGCCCACCTGGGCAGGGAAACATCACCGAAGTAGTAAGCATAAAACCTGCGCTGATGCTCTGGTATAGCACTGTGAATTTCCCGGGCCGCCTCAAGCATTTTCGCCACGTCGTCATTAAACAGCGCATAGAAAGTGCGTACGATATGCTCTGGCTCGCCGATCCGCGTCATGTTACGGAACGATGGCCGGAAGAAGTATTCCCGCTCGCCAGAACCAATCAGGCACTCGCCAATCTCTTTCAAGGGTGTCATATCGTTCTCCATAACCAGTATCAAGGGCAGCACGCCGCCCTTTGTAGTGATTACGGTGCAGCAGTTACGGTAACAGCGCAGGTGTCGGTGAAGTCACCGTCTGCGGTTGTAGCGGTAATAGTCGCGGTGCCGGCGGAGACGGCCGTTACCAGGCCGGTTGAACTGACGGTGGCGATGGATGGCGCCGAAGTCGTCCAGGTGATCGCTTTGTTAGTCGCATCGGTAGGCTGAACAGCGCCGCTCAGTTGCTGGGTTGCCCCAACGACCAGAGATGCAGTTGCAGGGGTAACTTCAACGCCAGTGGCCGCGATAGAATCAGCGACTTCAAACACGACAGTGTCGGCGTCGTAGACCTTCCACTCGCCGGAGAAGGTGGAGATATCGTTTGTACCGAAATCACCAGACCATGACGTGGTGTTCATGTAACCCTGGATGTAAGTACCGGCGTTCTCACCCGCAAAGTCGAAACGCACCCACAGGTTAGGCTGGCGGCCTGCCTGTACTTCGTCAAAGATGTACTTCGACAGACGCCACGCGCCGATCTCGTTATCTTTATCAGACTTGCGAAGCTCCCCTTCGCCGGAGATCGTCAGATCCATGTTGTTGACCAGGTTCTCCACCAGCCCTTTAGCATCATCTGCCTCGGAGTTAATGGTGTTCATCGAATAGTCGATGCCCTTGGTCGTCATAGCGCCGAGACGCTTCCACTCGGAAAGCGCTGGCACTGCGTCGGGGCAGCCAAAGGCCATGCGTAGCACAGCTACTTTCCCGATCAGCTTGCCAAAATCATTAGCACAGCCTTGCATGTGTACCTCTCAAATAAAAAAGGCCGCCGGATGGCAGCCTGATGGGTTGGTGATTGGGTTATTCGCCGTAAACGCACATGAACTGGAGTCTGAAGACCAAGCGCCCCTCTTCGGTCAGGATGGGTGCTGGCATATTGCCGAGGTTTTGAATCAGGCCAAGGCATTCGTCGGTGATGTCATTCTGTTCGACATAATTGATGATTTTCTGAGCCTTCTCAGCGGCTGCGCGGCGCTTGTCCTTGGCTGAGATGACATCCACCAGCACGTAGTGGTCAGATCCGAGGTCATTTCGGATGTCGGTACCGCCGTTAGGCCGGAACACAATGAATGCGTCGGTTAACTTCGTCGTATCGTCCCACGCCAGCAACTGAACGATGAAGCCAGTAGTAAGCCCGGCATCAACGAAATAGTTACGCACGCGCTCGTACATGGCTGGTGTCATGCTTTCAAGCCCTCTTTTTCAAAGAGAACAGTGATTTTCCCGCGCAGCTTCCGGGAGTAAACACTGAAAGGTTCTTTACGATGACGCCTTAGCGGATAAGGATGAAAACACAACACCCCCTTCTCTTCGTCAGCCCAAATTACGCGGCTAATTCTATTTCCATTAACGAAAATCTGGCGACGACCGCGGCCGTCTGCAAAATGGTGGAATGTCTCTCGTTTCATACTGAAAGCTCCTTGCGCATTACGGCATCAATCTGACTGCGGGTGTCTTCAAAGCCTTTGGTGAGGAACTCTTTCTGCGCGGTGGCGCGACGGAAGGTTTGCGGAACGTTAGGGTCGTGAACGAAAACAGCGTAGTTGGCCGTGTACCCCACCCGCCCTGTCAGCCTAACGCCGTTGTTTATCAACTCCCGATACTGGCTATTAAGCAGTGTTGAGGTGTCGATCGGGGTGTACAACGCAGCCTGTGAGCTGCCGATTATCATTGCTGACTGTAGCGCCCTGACGACCTTTCGCCCTTTCACGTCGTTTATGATGCGGTTGAGCCCGGCTTTAGACTGCTTAACGCCGCGCACTTTGATGCCCATGGCTACACTCCCGTCAGGATGGCGTAATCATCCGCCAGGCGCTCGAACGTGTCGGCGTAGCGAATAACCTGCCGCACCTCGTCGGCACCGGCCACAACCGGGTCAGCTTCGGTCGATACGCCAATCAGCAGGTAATCACCGGCGGACGCGAGAGTGAACTCTGTCCAGACGGTATTCTTAACGACGATTTCAGCGCCCAGGCTGGCCAACTTCTTGCTGAGCCCGCCCTCGTAATCACAGAGGATTTGCTCAGGTTCGGCATAACCGAGTGGGTCGCCGTATTCGTCATTGCCTTCCAGCTTTCGCCAGATGGTCGCCGTGGCGGTGTAAGACCAGTTGGCAACGCTGCTCATAGAGTGAATACCTCCACCTTCTCAACGATTTTGAAATCATCAAGAGGCCGCATCGAGCCTGATTGACTGGCGAGGCGCTTAGCATCAGCCTGCTCCAGAAAGTCAGCTTTGGCTTTCTCGTAAGTTTCAGCATGGCGGCCAATAAACTTAACGCCGGAGTCGTTTATCCAGATGAACAGCGACCAGTTGTCTTCGCACTTAAAGGCATGCACATCGTATCGTTCAGCCATCTTTCCACCTCAACACCTTCGCGCCAGTCGCCCGGATGCGCGCGCAGTTGATATGCCACTCGCCATCCGATTTCACGTAGCCGGTAGTCTCCCGCCCGGTGTCGGTTTCTACCCATACGCGGGTGAGAGGCTTCGGCTTGCCTTCAGTCACTGATTTGTACGTCATCACTTACCCCCGCACATACAGCCGCCCTTGCCGATCCAGATACCAGCGAATGCCGGGGATGCAGTAGGGTCGGCAGGAATCAGCGAGGTGGCACAGCCGTACTTATCCAGCCCGCGCAGCAAGTTCACTGAGGCTTTCCAGCGATCGGTAAACGACTGGTACCGGAACGAGCGCGACGCACCACTCGGCGCCGTCTGGCTTGAGATATATTTATCACCCTGACCGAGCCCCATAAGCGCCAGCAAATAGAGCTGAATCAGCAGCGCGGTCGATGTAGGATAATGCGCATCGAGACACTCCTGAATGCTGTTGGCCTGGTCGACGAGAGCCTGAAGAACAAAATCGGGAATGGTAATTCCCTGGCTCTCCAGATACTCCTTCGCCTGTTCGAGAGTTACCATTATCGACTCCGTGAAATACCCCGCCGGAGCGGGGCATAAAAAAAACCGCCTGAGCGACGGCTGTTATTCAGCAGGGAAAAGCTTTTCGAGTTCGCCATCCGGCAAAAGCTCGCTGAGTTTTTCAGCGCCCAGGTTGCCTTTGAACTCAATACCCAACTCAGTAAGGCGGCCCTGAATGATCTCTTTGCGAGATTTTTCACCGGTACCGGCATCAGGTGTTGCAGGTTTCAGCTCGCCACCAGCCTCGCCCTTCATCAGCCGGACGTTAGACTTCAGCGCCGGGTGAAGATCTTTCAACTCCACCACGTCGCCAACCTTTACGCCGAACCATGGGCGCACAACTTCGTATTTAGCCATGCTGTTTCCTTACGCCAGGTTAGCGCCGTAGACAACGCCAGACAGGCCCTGATCGTCTGCAGTAATTTGCAGGCCTTCAGCAGACATGATCTGGAAGTTGTAGTTAACGTTAGGCAGTGGGCGCGGCAGTGGCACAACGCCAACAGCCATACCCACCAGTGGGGAGATCACGTCACGACGACGAACGTACGCGATAAACTCGTTACCGGTCAGCGCGAAGCTCATGCGGATTTCTTTCACCGGTGCGAATGGCAGAACAGCCTGCAGGAGAGTGCCGCTCACCACACCATTAACTACGTATGGCTGAGCCATATTTGCCCAGATCTCAGGGGAAACCCACATCACATCATACTGAGCTACTTTGTTGGTGCGTGCGGTGGTACCGAATGCTCCTTTACCAAAGAACTCAAAATATTGAGTCGTGGTTGCGCTGGTCAGGTCGATGTTAGCACCACCAGCACCAGAACCGAGGTTAATCTTCTTGGTGTTGCGGTGGTTCTTGATGCCCTGCGCCGGGTAGGACTGAACCTGAATTTTTGAATCGCCGTTCAGGTAGTAGTTGACGCGCTTCTGGTTGAACTTGCGCATCTTCGCCATCTGCGAATCCAGAACCAGATCAATGCCTACAGAGTTAAGGCCAGCAGCATGACGCCAGTTAACACCGTAGCCAGCAGTGAACACCGGAATCGGGTCGCCATCGCTCGCGTAGTCAGTGTGGTCGAAGGAGAATGGCGCCTGACCATCGATGCTTACTGACACGTCGTCAGCGATGTCGCCGACCACGTTATACAGCTTGGCGGTTTTACCAACCGGCAGCACGGTCTGAACGCCGATCAGGTCGTTTACGATTTCCATGCCAACTTCCTGATCCCGCAGCTGCAGCACCTGGTTGTCAATCTCAGCCCAGAAGTCACGGGAGAAACCGCCAACAGCGTTACAAGCCAGCATGTCAGGCGTCATCATTGCGCGGTTAGCTGCAATGATGGAATCGTTCTGTAGGTTCCACATGTTGCGGTTTGCCCACAGCTCACTCCAGTGCCCGCCAAGGCGTGAGTTAGTCGCCAGTGTCTCTTTTGAGAAGTACATATGTTTTTGTCCTTTTGTTACGCGCCAGCAGCGGCGGCAGTGCCAACGCGCATGCGCACGCGGATGAAGTCGGTGGTGCTGGCCGCGATGGTGTATTCATCCTGGCTGTATCCGATCACTGAATCAGTGTCATCGGTTGCCAGGGTAAACTGACCGGCAGTGCCCAACTTGATCGGGCTGTCTTTTTTATACGCACCAGGCAGGCAGCGCAGCGCCAGCTCACGACCTTCTTCGACGTAGTTACCTACTGCCGAATCCCCGGCAGGGATTTCTTCGGTGATTGTCAGGCCCTGGTGGTAACCGACATCGATGATGTACAGGCGTCCGGTTAGCGCAGTGGCCTGAGCGAATTTATCGGATGAGTTGATGGTTGCGGCGGTGCCAGGAAGCAACGCGGCGGCCGTTGTGCGGGTTTCGGTCTTGTACAGAGACTGACCGTCGATATTAACGCGACGATAACGTGGCATTATTCCGGCTCCTTACTTGAAGTGTTCGTCTGCGGCTGGTGCGCCGGTTTCTTTGTGCTGCTGAGCATTGTTGGTGCCCAGCGGCGCAGCTTCGCCCAGCGACTTGAACATCGCGTCCAGAGCTTCGCCTGACAGAGCGTTCGCGACGATATCGCCATGGACCTTCGCAACCGCTTCGCGCTTTGCTTTCTCTTCGGCACGGGAGTTCGCGGTCAGGGTTTCCGCGAGTTGCTTCTGATTGGCCTGCAGCGCATCAACCTTTTCCGCGAGAGGCTTAATAGCCGCTTCAGTATTGGTCGCAACAGCCTGGCCGATCATGCTGCCGATTTTTTCCAGTTCTTCTTTGGTTAAAGGCATGTCGCCCTCCGTTTTGTGGTTTGGTGCAGGCTGTTCCTGCGGTGTGAATAGAGCTTTGAATTTGTTAGCGACGACTGCCACCCACGACTCCTGGCGCGCTACTGCGGTGCCGGTATCGTCGATAGCGATCTTCCCGCCATCAGCGGAATAGCCGTAAACCTGCGCATCGCCGCCATTTCGCACGATAACTACCTGCGAATCAGTGAAGTCAGCAACCCAGGCATATTCATCCGCGCCCGCCGCAAACTTCGCTTTGGCTGCGCGATCAAGACGCTGTTCGCGCTCCCGGTAGGATTCACCCACCAGCGCGCCGGAGTTCGCTTTAAGCGGCTGCGCCAGATCGGCGTTTACCATCAGGCCAACGCCCTGCTCAGGGGTGGCGGCTCCGACTTCGTGCAGCAGGATCGCGTCGTGGTCCATGCCGTGGATATCTGCCACCCACTCAGCACCTGTGGCGCGCTGCTGATCGTTGGGTTCAAGTTGGTCGAGGAATGCGGCAACACTGGTATGAATCGGCGGAACGTCTTCACCGCGCTCAATGGCAGCGACTCGCTCAAGTAGTTCCCTGCCACCTTCAGACTCGCTGGCACGGGCCACATCAACCCACTTTTCGAGGTATATGCGATTACCGGACTTCTTAACGTTGCGGTTCCACGCGCCGATATGGCCTGCGTTAATCCCCTCTGGGGAGAAAGCAGACACGAACTGACCGTTAACTTGAGGGTGCCCAAGCGGTGCCAGGGTACCTTCCAGCCCCTTATAGTGGGCGTCGATTTGCTCTTGCGTGTACAGCCCGCCATTCATGACGACGTTCGCCGGCAGCGTGTAACTCGGCAGCACCAGGTGCTCACGCCCGTTGTATGTTTCGCGCCGGATAGACTGACTGTTCACCTTCGTAGTGATGTTTACCTGCATTGGCATAGCTATTTCTCCGCCCAGGCGTAACCGCGCGCCTGCATCGATTTATATTCCTGCTTGAGTTTCGTGATGGTGTCCGGGTATTCCGGCTTGCCGTACGCATCAACCAGCACCGACTGCTGGCTGCATTTGCAGTTGATGGAGTTACCATCTTTGCTGTACCAGTCGCGTACCTCTTCGTTGGTGTAGAGGTGGGCGTGGCGCACTGCATGGGTATGCCGGGTTGTCGGTGAAAGCGCCGAGATGTGAACCAGCAGCGTTTTCAGGCCGAAGAGGTCATTCGCTTCCTGGTCTTCATCCCACTTGGCCCGGCGCAGCGCGGTCGTCACTTCAGTGCGTGCTATCCGGTTCGCTCGGCGCTTCTCGATGCCTGTCTGGTCTGTCAGGTTGCGGGCAATGTCCAGCGGATTGAGACCACGGCCGACGCCATCAGTCAGCACACGCGCCATATCGCGCTTAACGTCAGCCGTCAGCCCCTTCATTTCCTCAAACACGCGGGCATGCACCAGCGCCATGCGTTGCTGATATGGGTCGCTCGCGAGGATTGACGCTAACGACTCACGCCCGGCTGCGTACACTGGTGATTGCTGGCTGAGGTTGTAGAACGACTGCCCGGTCCCTTTCTCCGAAGCCAGATCGATGTACTCGTAAAACCACAGGTCGTAATCGCCACCTTCAAGCAGCACCTGATCAACCAGGTAACTGGCATCGTTCAGGATGATGGAGAGTAGCGTCGGGTTTAGCTGGTATTCGTATCTGGCGTTTACTGCGAGGGAGGAAGGTATTTTGTCGAGTGCTGATTTATACGCTTTGCCAATCTTATTCATTCGCCTAGCGAAGTCTTTCATTACCCGGCGTTCCAGCGCATCGGCTCCGGTCGGATCCTGATAGTTACGCGGCAGAATTGGTGGCTTCGTCTTTTTCGTCGCCATCCTCTTCTCCTAACGGGAATTCATCGACGTTTTCATAACCGGCTGCCGTGCGAATTTCTTCACGGCTGAATGCCGGATTCTCTCCGCTGCCCTGGAACGTCTTGTTAATCTCTGCCATGGTTTTGGCATTGGCGAGTTTCTCAGTTCCTGTCTGCTCGTTGAGGTCATCCCAGATAACCGTCTTCTCGCTGACAGCGTCAATGATGTTCAGGTCGATGAGCTTGTCACTGAAGTCTTCAATTTCGAATGACAGGTCACCGCGGCGTGACTGACAGCGCGCGTTGAAATATTTCTGATCCTCGGTGCTTGCCCTTTCACCCGTCTGCATCCCAACCAGAACTTTCACAGGGATATCAACAGATGCAGCGAAGGTTTGCAGGTTGACGTTATAGGTCGCTGACGGATCCGCTACAGCTGTGACCAGTGGTGCGACTGTAGCCCCTTGGGTTGTCATCAGAACATCGTTACCACGGTTCATTTCCCCGGCAACTTCGTTAAACTTATCCTGCAACTCGTCAATGCTCACGCCATAAAGTGACGCGAGATTGCTGAAGTCGATTTCCTTCTCAAAATTGACATTAAGCTGCCGCGCGGCGTTCTTCAGGAATGACTCACCAGAACCACCCTCGACCTTCTCAAGGCTGACGCAGGCGTTATAGCCTGGCTCAAGGAAGCCAATGGCATCATTCGAGTAGTCGCCCAAGATGAAGACGCGATCAGGATGCACAAAGCGCTGATTCGCCCCGCCATTTGGCAGGCTCTCAACGTATTTCCACTGCTTTGGTTGCCCGTAGTCTGCAGATTTCTGGTCAGTTACCCACTCGCTGACAGTTAACGAACCGGCCCATGCGATCGTTACCTTTTTAAGTGACTTACCGCGGACAACCGGCTGATCCCATGCTCTTGAATCGTTGATATGCAGCAGGATGCCAGCATAGCGCCCGACCAGGCGGCGGCGGTCAGCTTCAGCAAAGGCCCGCCATAGGCGCTTTGTGAAAACCTTTTTGGTGTTCTTCTCCCAGATGGTCTCGTCCTTGCTCTCGTCGGCATCGTCACCCTCGATGATTTCCGGGTTAGTCTGCCAGCACTTGCCCACCAGCTTCTCAACTGCACCATGAGAGATACCACCGCGGCGGTAAAGGGCATAGAGGTTTTCGTAGGTCACCTGCTCAGGGAAGCCATACTCGCACCATGCTGAATGGCGCTTATTGTCCAGCCCCATCGTTGGCGCCATCAGACCCATACGGGCGCGCGCCATCCGCGCATCGTTCAACGCATGGTTGACGGCGAGAGTTAATTTGTCAGTCATGGTTTGTCCGTTTGGTTAGCGAAGGCGTTTCGGAATCATCATCCCGGCCATCTGGCCCTTACGCTTAATGTGACCGTCGAGGCTGTAGCGAATGCCATCCCAGCAGTGTTCGTAACCGTCGGCGAGCTTCGGCAACACCTCACCGGTGATGCGGTCCGTTTTGTACGACCACATGCGAGCCTCGCGTGCTACGTTCTTGCAGCGTGGATGGATAATTATTTCGTCGAAACCGCGGAGATGCGCGATACCGTCCTCAACACTCCCCTGCCATTTCTCGGCAGCCGAGATGTTGAAGCCCTGGCGCTTGAGATAGCTGATAGTCTCGGGTCGGGAGGAGTCGGCCTTGATGGGCCAGTCACGCGATCCGGGAATTGTGTCGTACAGCTCTGGTATATGGTCGAGCTCTGTCTGCTGACCGTATGCCTCGTATTCGATGTACAGCCGGTTGTGCAGGATGAACGAGCGCACCAGCGTGTTAGGGTCTTTGGCGAAACCGAAGTCAGCACCGAAGAACAGGCGATCGGCCTCTTTCCATAGCTGATCCGAGAACTCAGCGATCCGGTATTTTCCGGCCAACACCTGCTTATCAGAGTTTTCGAGGTAAGCACCCTCCCAAACCCACGCGTATGTTGCCGGGTCGAGGCGGCGCTGATCGTTCTGCCGCTCACCTTCCAGCACGTCAGGGAACCACGGGTTATCCGTGTAGTTCATCTCAACGGTGATGCAGTCGTCGCCTGCCTCTTTGCGGAAACGCTTATCCGTGGCGCTGCCGTCGCGCTCCGGGTTCCACGTCACCCAAATCTCTGATCCCTCTTCACGAACGGTAGGACTCAGCTTCTGCCAGGCTATTTCGCTGACTGATTCAGCCTCGTCGACCCAGCACAGCAGGATGCGCGCTTTCGACTTGATGCTGTCGAGGTTATGCCGCAGACCGCAGAACACGTAGTTAACGCTCTTGTCGATGGTGCGGATGTACTTCTCGCCGATATCAAAGTTGGAAGCCAGCCAGGGAACAGACAGGATCGCCTGTTTCACCTCCTGCATACTCGACTCTTCCAGCGAGTTCATGAACTCACGCGCGCAGAGCACCACGCCGCTTTCACCGTTCATCATCGACTGATACGCCTTTACTGCAGTCATCAGTGCGAATGTGCGCGTCTTGGCGCTGCCACGTCCACCGTGCGAGCACCGGTAACGCTTATTCACGGCGGTGAATAGTGGTGCAAGCTTCGCGGGGATCGGCAGTTGAACGGCTTCACTCATGCTTTAGGCTCAACAGGTAGTAACTGGATGATTGTCGGCTGCGGAGTCATGCTGCCATCAGGGCTTGTATGCTCGACTTTCTGGCGATTTGTGTAGGCATCGCCCATTTCTTTGGCGGCCTGCTCGATAAGCTGCGAGGTCATGCCGTAGTTCTTCATCTTTTCAGCATTGGTCGCCATTCGGTCGAGAACGCGCAACCGGTACGCTTTGTTCGCGATCGGTATGTCGGCGATCTCATTCTGGAATCGTTTACGGGTGGCGTTGAACAGGTCAATCCACTTCTGGCTCAACTTGGCCGCCATTGCGTTTCCTGGCGTATATTGCGACACCTGCTGCCGTGAGACATCGATGCCGTATTCAGCCTTTACAAGCTCAATGACTTTTACCGGGGTCTCGTAGCAGGCGAGTGATTGAACGATGAAGGCTTTAACCTCTGTCGATAATGCTGCCACAGGCTACCTCCATGACAATCTGAATAAAGCGTTACGCCAGCTTTAGCATGCACGTCCCGCATGACCTGGCTATATCGATGTGAGCCACTTCTGCTGGTGCATTGGCCGCATCAACGAGCTCCTGTACTTCTTTGCTGGCACCGTATCGCCGTACGACACCAGTGAATTCCTCGACGTCGTGGCCGCGCAGTGAAAGCACTGGCTGCCCTGTCTCTTTGTTGAACTTAGGCGCGCCGAAATCATCGGTGGCCTGTGCAATGTGGTAAAGCTCATGCTCTACAAGTGCGCAGAACTCGAGGTCACTGCATTGTGAGCAGTAGTCTGCCGCCAGCGTGATGATGAACTTAGGGATGCGCCCAAACCATTCGTGCATCTGCTGTTCCATTCTGGCTTTCTGCCAACCACCGGCCCGGAGCATCACCTGCTCGGCCTGGCCGAGGACGTAGCGCCCTTTCTTCGTGAAAGAGTCAGACGCCCACATGAAGCAGAGGTCAGCTTCAAGCAGATGTTCGTGGTCAGGGTTATGGATGCTTCCGGTATCACTGAAGATTTGGCGGCTTACCCACTCATGCACTTCATTTGCGGGAATCAGCCGGGTGTATGGCTGCCAGTTGTCGGAGGCGATGAAGTTAACTGGCGGATAAGGCCTGCGCTCGTCATCGTTAGCCATGGGTTACTCCGTTGTTTGTTCTTCTGGCTGCTCTGCCGGTACTGGCGTGAACTCCACGCGCTTTACATCAGCAGGAGCGAAATACAGCCACTGTCCAGTTTCGGTCGCCAGCGGCACAAAGCCGTTAACCAGCTCAGGCTGACGTCGTGACATCTTGCCCGTGAAGGTTTCGCCTGTTTGAGTGGTTAGCGTGATTTGGTAGATGTCGGACATGATTACCTCTTTGCCTTGTCGCAGCTGTTGCCCTGCTTCTCAGAAGTGCTTAGCCACTTACGGCTTACCCGTAAGGAAGATGTGATCACCATCATTGCGGGGTTACACAGATCATTATCGAAGCCCCTCAGTGAAGAGCTTCTGTAACGGCCTACTTATTTTCGGTCTGCTTATCCCATTCCTCGCGGAACTTGGAAGGATTATCAAAGCCCTGAGTACATTGATTATTTTTCATGCTGCCTTTCCTCTTCGATTTTGCGGATTGCCGCCTTATCCAGATTGCACTGCCCAAGCGCCGTATAGAGCTGAGCGTTTAACTCAAGACTTGCCTGCCACGTGAACGGAATCGCCATTCCGGGGATCGGTGTATCTGCTGTCAGGTCAGCGCTTATCGGCACCACCGGAGCCGGGACGTAAACTGTCTGCGTATTCCCGCAGGCTGTCAGCAACGGCAGAAGGAACAAGCTGGTTAGCGCACGGATCGCCTTCAAGCGCCTGCCTGATGTAGACAATGCGCGTCTCGCCTTTTTTGGCCAGTTCGTTCTTTGCATTCTGGGTAGCCTGTGAGATGTCACGGATGATGTTCATCGTGGTGATCACGTTGTTGGTGATCGCCTCTGATTTGTCTGCCCTGACCGTTTCTTTATCGCGCTGGTCCTTGTAGGTGATGGCATTGTCGCGGTAGTGGTTCACGAAGAACGCCAGCACGCCGATTACCGCCACCACAAGCAGCTGCAGCCAGTAACGCTTAACCAGTGCACCAATCACGACAGGAACAGAGCACGCTCCGCCTCACGCCGACGGGTTAGTCCGTTCAGGACTTTGCCACCAGCTTTATTCCAGCGCAGGAACTCATCGGCTGCGCCAGCGTAATCACCGGCGTTGAGTTTTCGCAGAAGAGTCGATGTCGACAGTGAACGGGCTCCGAGGTTATACGTGAACGATACCAGGGCGTCGAATTGCCCCTGAGTCAGGCTGACTTTAACCAGGCGGGATACGTCGCTTTCATAGCTGACCAGTCCGGTCTTCAGCAGGCGCTCTGCTGTTTCCTGCTTAATCGTCATCCCGGCGCGGATTGGTTTCCCGTCGACAGGCTGAGTCCAGCCATAGCCGATCGTCCACACGCCGACACTGTCCTGGTAGGCGGTGAGTCTACAGCCTTCGAACTCTTTGATCAGGGCAATGCCCTTTTCGCTGGTTTGCATGGACTACTCCGTAATGACGACCTTCGCAAGGTTCCCACGTGCCAGCCACACCGCCATGCAGATGACGGAGTTAAGCAGCAGATCGCCGAGGTTAACCTGAACGTAGTGGCCGAGCAGAATGTTGAAGGCGTTGAATCCGGCGGCAAGGATGACCAGATAGGCCAGTACCGCGACACTCAGGCGATGACGCTTTCCCTCTTTCCGGAAAAACATCAGCCTGACCATGATTAACAGGCAAACTATGGCGTTTGCATCCATCAGAAGAAGCTGCCATGTCATTTATCTTCCTCCCCCAGCCCCGGCATCTTCCCGCTTTTGGATTTGCGGAGAATACGCAGCAGGACTGCCACGGAAATGGAAGCAGTGACAATTGCACCGACAGCTGGCGATACCTCAATGCTGGCCGGTGGCTTCATCAGGCTTAACGGCGTGTTGATGATTCCGGCCATGATTTTCGCCATGGGTACGGAGAAGAACACGCCACTGATAAACGATATCAGCGCAAAGATAGCCTGCTTCCAGAGTTGATGGGGATCTGAGGTCAGAACGTATAGCGCCGTTCCGGCGAGTGATCCGAGCATCACTGCTGGAGTCGCCTCCGGAAACAGCGTGGCAAAGGTTACACCGACTGATGACGATGTAAGACCAACGCCTACGATAGTGAAGGTCTCAGACATATTTATTCCGTGTGTAGTTGGTTCAGGCCCTCGGGACGATTTAACAAGAAGGCATGTCGAGGATGGTTCCCGGGGCCTGGAATAAAAAACCTGGCGACAAGCCAGGAAGATGAGGGTAAGGCAATGTCGGCTCTCTGGCCGAAGGGTCCCAGGTAGTGGGTTTGGTTTGTGGTGGCCGGTGCTGATCTCCGGCTTTCTCTGGCATCGTGTGCCCCAAGACTTTTCTCCAGAGATAGCGCAGTCCTCATTAAGGGGGTGCCGTCTCTAGCGCATCAGCCTGCGCATTCACCACAACGGACAGAGCACTGAGCACTTCACGCCAACTCCATGCTGCTGCGTGGGTTGGGTTATGAGCCCTTCACGCCAATGCTCTTTCCTGTTGTGTAGAAACGAAAAAGCCCAAGGCGTTAACCTCGGGCTTGAATTCTTTGTGTCGACAATCAAAGCTATGGCGACGATATCAGATTTACATGAAATATATGCGTTTCAGTTCGGTTTTGCAAGACTTACATCTAAATTTGTCGCCTTTTGTTGTGAACGTGATCGCGTTACAGAGATAAGCGCACCGCTATCGAGTCGCTTAAAGCTGTTACGCATAGCCAGCCAGTGAGGCAGATAGGTTTCTGTCCAGGTGGATTTCGCAACGCCCGCCAGCTCCGCCAGCGCCTGGTATTCGTATGTATCCCGTCCCGTCAGCTCAGCCTTAACGTCCTGCGCCGCCAGCCAAATTAGCTTCTTCAGGCGATCCATCGTCTTGCCGGCCACTTTCTTCGTGCCGAGCCGTTCCAGGAACTCTGACCAGGCCCATTGGGTGATCGCCACCTGGTGCTCAAAGCTAACGTTCTCGCTGTAGTTCCACAGCAGCCATGATTTCTGGTGCTCCTCCAGTGACATCAGGGCCCGGCGCCATGAAGCGGTACAAAACTCAACATGATTAACCAGAGGAATGTGGGAGCCCTTTGCGCGTGACTGCTTGCCCGGGATAGGTGGATTATCCAGGGTAATCATTTCCCCGGTCACCTCATCCATCACGCGCGGCTTTTTGCGCTTAAAGGTCTTGGTATCGAACTGGGCATTTTCCAGCCAGGCCAACAACTGACCTTTGGTGGCACCACTCAGATCGGCAGTTGCCACAATGAGCTGCTGACGTACGTATTCCAGTTGCTGACTGTTCATGCGGCTTCCTTCTGTGGCTGATTGGTTTTTGTCTGGCTGTGCTTTGCTACTGGTGGCATGCTGGCGCGCTTAACGCTTTCTGCCTGGTACCGGAGGAAGTCGGTATGGTTCATGCGGCCTCCTGTCGGCGGGCCCGGCGTTTTTCCAGTGCGCGGGCTTTGCGTGTGAAAATGGATTTGATGCGCTGCAGGTATGGGATGTCGAACCGGCGGACGGAATTGTCGTTGTTTATCGCCTCAACTTTTTCGGCACCGATGCGCTCGATAAGGCCCTGTTCAAATGCCTTTTGCGCGCCGTCACGATCCCGGTTGCAATAGACACACTGGGCTGCGGTATTGTGAAGGTTGAAAGCGAGGTGCGCCGCTGCGCCGCGGGTGCGGTAGTGTCCACAGTCCATGGTTCCGCCAAACTTCTGCTCCGGCAGCCTGCCGCAGCTGATGCACGGCTTACCAGCATCCCTCAGACGGACGTACCGATTGAAAGCAGCCTGCGCTTCAGCTCTCCACTGCGGTTTCGTTTTTAGCGCCACTTTTCTTGCTTTCAGATCCCGGCGCTCCGCGCGCTCTTTCTCTTTACGTTCCTTAATGCGTTTAGCCGCGGCTTTCACCTTCTCCTTTTCGCGCTCCTCCATCGCGAGGATTGCGCCATGCTCCGGGCAGCACCAGCGGATCCTGATGTCGTGGAATTTCGGCACGAAGTATTCACCGCATACTTTGCACTTACGGCGGGATGGTTTACGCACGTTTCCTCCTTGCCGCGAGACGCAGCCATTTCTGATCCACCAAGCGGGCGGTGTAGTCTTTCATGGTAGGGATGTCGGACGGCTTAACCTCTGGCTTGCGCTGGCGGCGCGCCGGGACGCGGAAGATTTCGTTTGTGATGACGCGAGAAAGTGGAGTAGACATCATGCCTCCTGCTTATCGCGCAGTTGCTGGTACTCGCAGCTCTGCGGGATGGTCAGGTGGCAGCCGATATTCATCGCCCAGGCTTCGACTTTGCACAGAAAAATATACATCTCGCCGGTTTCCAGCTCGGACGTATGGCGGAGAGATTGGACCGTGGTGACCTCGCCGGACACGACGTCTACCCGGTCCTTGCTTTCGTAGCCGAGATAGGTGTGCTTCATCGCGTCTTTAACCCACTCAGGCGTAGCGAAGGCCTTACCGCGGGCGATGAGGTAGTCGCTGATTTCCGTGTACCACATGTGGCTGAGAGCGTTCTGCGACAGGCTGCGCTTCTCGCGCCACGGCTTCACCTGCAGGCGGAAGCATTGCCCGGCATCCAGCAATGGCTGAATCTGCTGGCCTATGGCCGCAAAGTTGCCGCGATGGAGTTTGATGCCGTCTACTGGCAGAGTCATACGGCCTCCTTAACGGAAACCGCAGAATGCAGATAATCGCAGGTGCATTTCTGCATCTGTGACAAGGTGAGAAGTTCAGATTGTTGTCGCATTTAAGTCCCCTTAAATGCGCAGAAGTCACCGGAGTTGTTCAGGCTCCAATGACTTAATTATGGATGGATGATTATTGGAAATCAAACGTTGCTTGACGTTTAGTTATGCGTCGAATTGGTTAGGCATCCGGCACTTCTAGCGCAGCTTCGGGAACGGTATCAGCAATCCAACCGGAGCACTTCCTGCAACGAAAAACAGTTACGCCATCCTGCGAATAAACAAACTGACCTATCACCTCGGGCTCAACGTTCTCATCCGGATAAAACGGTCTCTTCCTGTCGGTTCGGCCGCATGAATTTGGATCGGCGTTTAACTCGATGCTGATGACCTCACCACAACTGCAAGTCCCTTGGATGATTTCCATCACTTCACCTCCTGCTGCGGTGCTGCTTTGAATACGCAATCGATAGCATTCACTTTGCCTTCCCATTCTGCAGGTAGTGTGCATTCAATGAACTGGACATTGCCAACTGGTGGGCTGCATTTGCAAAGAGTTGAGTGAACTACAGTTACAGACTTGTCCGTTAATATTACCGGTCCATCGACGAACTGAACCTTAATATCGAACACCCATAAATCTGGCTCTGGATATTTGCTATTTTTTAAAATCCACAGCACTGCCTTTTCAACATCAAAGGCTGTATGTATTTTTCTTCTCACATAATCTTTAACATTTTCCTGAACTTCATAACCGGTAAACGCCGTCTCTCGTCCAACCTTGTAATCCGGAGAAGAATCAATCATCGCCTTATAAACCAAGCTTGCAGTATCCGGTTGTTTAGTAGGACCGGCTGCGAGCTTTCCAGCGTTGAACATAACCTCTGCCGGCTCCTTCGGCACCATCACCCAACCATCCGGAATAACCGGAGAGTTGCCAGCCTCATACGCAACGCGCAACCAGTGGAAAAATACCTCCGTCATCACGCATCCACATTCGACGTCAATGGTGCCTGTCTGCTGCGAAAGCCACTGATCGAATGGCAACTTGTTAGCCGTCGTTACAGGTTCGGCACCCTGAAGCATGGCGGCGCGGAAGGCATCTTCAATTTTGCATTGAATGCGAGATACTAACTGAACGTCACCGCCAGGAAACTCGTGGCGTCGGTTCACGTCGTACATGATTTCTCTGGACAACAGAAGAGAAATCGTTTCGAAATGCGGAGTGATCGCTTTGTTATCCTGCACAGATGCCGGCGCTGGCGGGGCGGTGTATACGGCGATGTGAGTTGAGCTATCTCGATAGGCTTCATGGTCGCTCGATAACCCGCAACTGCCTGCTTGCTCATAAGCTGCTTTATGGACATATCCGTAGGGCCCCGCTTCTAGCGATGCCAGCGCGATACGCAGCGCCGCCAGCGTGTTGCTGTCTTCTTCGTCCAGTCCGAACGGGATTTCATCGCGGGCAGCTTCCATGTCGGCAATTTTCTGCTGCAGCCATTCTTTGGTAATAGTGCTCATTGGTTAGTCCTCATCCACTTCAACGCCATCTTTCAGCGTTATGCCATGCCAATCATCGGCCCAGCTGGTTAGCCCTGGCGCATCAATGCTAGGCATATAGACGCTTGCGGTGTGATAGCCCGTGTCGTTATCAATGCAGGCAACGTGCTCGCCGTTATAAGCGCTCAGCGTGTCCAGAACGCTATAGAATTTACCTCCGGCGGCTCTGAAATCCTTCACTGCTTTCTCAAGACGTTTCCACGCTTTTTCCTGTTCCGGCGTCAGGTCGATTAATTCCTGCAAGGTAGCCATATCACTCTCCTTTACCGGCTGCAGCGAAGAGCACTTTGTTGTAATTGTTCTGACAGTCGATATAGCCCTTCGCATAGTCCTCGGTGGCACCGTAATGGCAAATCTGGAACTCTGAGTACTGCTTCACGCCACGCGCTAACGCTTGCAGCTCAACAATCTGCTTGTCTTTGGCTTCCAGATCATCCAGCAGCGCCAGCACGTCGCGAGTTTCCACGAACATATTCGGGTCGAAGTTATCGACCGCTTTTGCTGCGGCTGATTTCAGTTTGTCGATGTTGCTCATGACTGCACTCCTTTGCGAAGCTGGGCGGCGAAATCAACAGCCCGAAATACAGCAGACTTAATGGCATGAGCATGATTACTGCCGGACCGTAGCTGCTTATGAACGTTACCAAGCTCGTTTGCAAACATCTCCACACCCTGCGCCCGCACTTCAGCCAGGAAGGCGTCGGTAGCTGGGGTTTGCTTCTTGGTTTCCTTGATGCGGATGTATGGGCTTCCAATGCTCAATGTTTTTCCGACTAGGCGTTGATGCTCACTGGTGGTATCACCATAACCAAGTGTTACATGAGGTATAAATTCTAAGTCGTATGTGAATCCAGCTGTTTTTGATACTTCATGCGCGCCATAGACATCAGGAGAGTCAATTATGGCCACTGTCAGATTTACTCTTTCCCAATATTCAACCTTGGAAACTGTAGCCACTACCGGCTCTGGCATAATGCGGTTAACATCAAGCTTTGTTGTTGCCGATGCGCTCATGTAGCAAATTGTCAGGTGTTTATCATTCAGAATGTCAGTGTTGCTTTCCGTTCGAAGCGCGATGTATAAATCCGTTTTGGTCACCCCCGCATTCTCCGCAGCCATCGCCGCGCATCTGGCTTCAAGCTCCGCATTGCGCTTTTCTGCCTCTCCCACTTTTTCAGCAACCTGCTTCAGGCAATACTGGAGAGCAACTACTCGCGGCGAGTTCTCTTCCATCTGCTGCATTAATTCAGCCATTTTTTCCACTGCACTTACGTTTGTCATACCCCTACCCTCCCCCAAACCATCAATACTCGCTTCATAGCCGCACTGTTGCGGCACTCCTGGCAGATCACGTTTGTCTCTGTGCGCTGAACCAGATTCGAATTTCCCTTCGGCATGGCTGGTATGGTTTCCGGTGCATATTTCATTCCGTAGCTGGTCAGCCGATAAAGCCGCTGTCCGTATTTGCCTTCGCAGCTGATCAGCCCATCGGCCAGCAGCGTGCTCACGGTTCCGGATATCTTTTTGGTGTCCATTCCGATAAGCGCTGCCAGTTTGGCGTTGTTCAGTCCTGGGTTATTGCGCAGGGCTGCCAGCACCTGCTCACGGATTGTTATGGTCATGCTGCCCCCTTGGAACGGTAAGAATCCCAGGTGAATGACAGCGTGCACCCGCCGCCATCGCTCATGCGGTCAATGACCCGCTCACTCACGAACGCCGCCAGTTCTTCTTTGGTCTGGTTGCTGATCAGGATGGTCGGCCTCATCCGCTCGTACCGGGTGTTGATGATTTCGAACATGATCAGCTTCTCGGCTTCGCTGCCGAACTGGACGCCTACCTCATCGATAATCAACAGGTCCGGAGTGGTGAAGTGCGAAATCACGTCGTTCTCGCAGCGCGTCGCTGTTTTCGACCACGTTGATTTGAACTCGCGGGCAATCTTCAGCGCGGTGGTAAAAATTACCGGGCTCTGGTGTTTCTCGATGACATCACGGGCGATCGCCAGGGCAAGATGGTTTTTACCGGTCCCCGGCTTGCCGCACATCACCAGCCCGCCACCCTGTTTCAGGCGCTCTGGCCACTTCGCGGCATACGCCTGGCAAACCCGCAGCGCGCGCTCTGACTCCTTCCCCACCGGCTGATAGTTTTCCAGCGTGCACGTCACAAAGCGCTCAGGGATTTCGAGCTGGCGCAGCAGGCGATCGATGTTCTGCTGGCGCGTGCGGTCTTCCCAGCGTTTTTTCTCGGCATACAGGAAGGTCAACTCATCGCGCAGGCAGCCCGGGCAGCGAGTCGGCGGTGACGGCAGCTTAATGAGGCTGCTGGTAAGAACGCGTTTACGCTGTTCGTACTCGCCATGTTTCTCGCACAGCACCTTTTCGCAGACGGTCTCGCAGTTAGGGAGTTGCTCTGGCGGCCTGCTGAGAACTTCCAGCATTTTTTCGATAGCGTCGATTTTTTCGAGCAGTTCCATACTTAGTCCCTCGCCCATGAAGGAATTTCAGTCTGGCCGTAGTCTTTGCCAGCGAAGTTCTCAGATACGCGAGACGGAGTGCGGGAAGGCTGCTTAGCACCTTTCGGTTCAAACAAACCCTGCCAGCCATTAGCAATGCTCTGGTTGATGATTTCTTCAGGCTGATATCCGCTGCACTTGCAACGCTCGAGCAGGTTGATGGCCTGGGTAACCGTCTGCTGAGACTTGATCGGTTTCTTCAGGTCACGACGGTACTCAACCCATGACTTCCAGACTGAAACTGACAGCCATTCAGGAAGGTCAACACCAGCCGGATCGAACGAAGCCGGTTTGGTGGATTTAGGGGGTTTATTAATATTGTCTTTATTGTCTTTTGTAATAGTGTCTTTTGTGTGTCCCCATGTTGGTGACAGGGTTGTCACTGTTTTGGTGACACTTTTTGTCACTACGGTAGGGACATTGTCACTACTATGGTGACAGTCACTATTGTGGTGACATTTTGGCGCAGGCTTAGTGCCCGGAATTACCCACTCACTCAGGTTTTTGTTGGGCCCGATCAGCATGCCGTCGGACACCAAAACATTCATCGCAATGAGTTCGTTTTTGGCAGTGTTAACCTTCTGCCGAGGTAATCTGGTCAGCTCCGAAAGTTGTGAGTCTGCAATGCGGTCCATCTTCTTGTTGAACCCATAGGTTTTGCGGCAAACAGCATGAGCTACCTTGGCCTGATTTTTGGTCAGGTTCGCGCCGATAAGCTCCTCATACAACTCGTTTGCCAGACGGGTGTACCCATCGTCTGTATCGGCCACGCGTTGCTCCTGTATTCCCGAAACTACAGCGGGAAAGTTGAGAATTTCTGCGGTGTTTGACATACTTACTCCCGTTACTTGGCGTAACACAGTGTTTGGAAGGCCTTTGAAGTGACCGCTTCAAGGGCTTTTTCTTTTCTGGTGCCTCTCACATAACCCCCAGCATCGACGTGACCATGGCCATCAGCGGCGCGGTCAGGTCCGGGTCGACACGGAACATCTCTACAATCCCCTCACTGAGTTCCTTGAGCTTCTGGTGACGCGGGGCGTTCATCGCAACGGCCACTTTCGCCTCGCTCGTTTCCTTCTCAAGTCGAGCTAAGCGGGACATGAAACTGTCCTCGGGAAGAAGTCGATGGCGATACTCCAGCGGCAGGACGGACATGATTGCCGGCGCCAGCTGGCGAATGTTGTTGGTCGCATATTCGGTGTCGCCGTCGATCCAGCGGAACACCTTCTGCATCTGGCGGTGCGAGTCAGTCGGGATATCCAGTCCGGTGCCGCCGTTAGCCCGCCACTCTTCAACAATCAGCGCTGCGACAAATTCACGGCTGCGGCAATCAGCTGCCCAGGCGCGCACAGCTGCGCGGATCCCATCGATGTTTAACGCCGAGGAGTCAGGCTCCCGGCGATTCTGGTAAATCATCGCCGTTGGCGAAAATTTGTTACCTTGTTGATACGCAAGTGAATGCATTGCTTTCCCTTTCGTGGTTAGGGCCGCCGATTAGGCGGCTGTGTTATTCGCCCCAAGCAGCTGGGCGAGATCTGGACGGATATCTGCTGGTTTGAGCTTGCCGTTCGTTGCATTGACAATCTTCATTACGTAGCGGGCATCAATTCCGCCACCATGCAACCAGCGCCATACCGTCGGCTGCGCCACACCACAAAGGTCGGCTAATTTCTTCTGGCTACCAGCGATATCAATGGCGCGCTGGATGGTTTTGTTCGTCATATTCCAATTCCTATGAGTATTGGTGTGAATTGATAATAGCAATGCGTATTGATTTAGGCAATAGCTAAACGTGTTTTGACCATCAATACGCAAGCGTATAAATTTAAACTCATGAAAAAAGAAACTCTTGCAGAACGCCTGAATCAGGCGATGGAACTATCTGGCATGTCTCAGGGCGCTTTGGCTAAGGCGTCTGGCGTTGCTCAGCCCACCATCTGGCGGCTGACCAGTGGCAATGCCCGCGGCTCAACTAAAATCGTTGAGATTGCCAATGCGCTTGGCGTTCGCTCTGAGTGGCTTTCAACCGGAGTTGGCCCGATGCGTGACGATGGTCAAATGCCCGCAATTTCTCAGCCGAAAACCGAGCCGGGACCTACTGACACTTTCCGCATTGAAGCGCTAGACTTTTACGTAAGCGCTGGGCCAGGAGCCATCAACAGCGAGTTTGTGGAGGTGCTACGATCCGTGGAATATTCAGTCGAAGATGCTCGCCGGATGTTCAATGGCAGGAAGGCGGAGCAGATAAGAATCATCAATGTTCGCGGTGACAGCATGTCCGGGACCATTGAGCCAGGCGACTTATTGTTCGTCGACATCAGCGTCCAGCACTTTGATGGTGATGGGATCTACGCTTTCATCTACGACGACACCTCGCACGTTAAACGCCTCCAAAAGATGAAAGATAAGCTTCTGGTCATTTCAGATAACCAGACTTACCGTCCATGGGATCCGATTGAAAAAGAAGAAATGAACAGGATACTGGTGTTCGGTAAAGTGATTGGCAGCATGCCTCAAACATACAGAAAACACGGTTAAAATTTTTGCCTAACGGCTTTTCACAGCAAGGATTATCATGAAAAAGTTGGTTATTGCAGCGACAGCAGCTGCGCTTCTCTCTGGGTGCATGTCCATTCCTAAACCAGTAAACCTCCCGCCTTTCCCGCAGGCTGAGTATGACAAGTTGAAACTTGATGGCTCAGAAAAGCTGACTGGCCAGGCCTTCCTTAAGACGATGGGCGGAGACGTAAAAGTAGCTGCAGGTAGCCAGGTGATCCTGATGCCAAAAACCTCTTACACCGATTTCCAGTTCACCACCTGCATGGGCCTGACCCGCTGCGACAAAGAAGATATGCGCGCTGCGAAATATGAGAAGGTCACTATTGCTGATGCCCAGGGTAAGTTTGAGTTCGATAACATTGCCCCTGGCGAATATTACGTTCAAACCACCGTTACCTGGATGCGTCCATCCACTTACGGGTTGGTGACTGAAGGCGGCGCGCTGATGTCAGCCGCATCAGTAAAAGCAGGACAAAACAATACAGTAATGGTTACCCGGTAACCTTCACAATCCTGAAGAACCCAGCCACAGCGCTGGGTTTTTTATTGCCCACAGCCCCCCAATCACAGCAATCCCCACTCCACTTAAAACACGATCCGAATCTCATTCACTCGAAAAAATATCAAAATAAATTCCTTTAGCTATCAACGCATTAATAGCAATTGCTATTATTTAATATCAATACGTATTGCTATAAACAATACTCATCGCTATTATCAACTCATCGAAACGAAACATCGACAGCTGAGCGAAGTTAGCCAGCGGCGAAGTGGAGATTCGGTCAGTCGAACGGCGCGACAGTAAACCATGCGTCGGACGCCCGGCGGGCTCAGGGAGAGCGGCAATGGTGCGTAACTGGAATGTTTTGGGCTGGCAGACGGTTATCAGCTAGTTGGTGAGGTGATGGCTCACCAAGGCGACGACGGCCTTCCCTACTGCTTGAAAGTGGGGAGCCAGCACCAAAACATTTCTCCCGCATCAGCGGGTAACGACAGAGGGTAAGACGATGAAAACAAGTAGCGGACAAGAGATTTTAAAGGGCTTCAATGTTCGGGATATATCTGCTGATTATGACGAGCCAAGGTTTGATGTTTTGTTTGTCCACGATGATGGCACATGCCGGTATTCAAACGATGTTTTTGGTTCTGAGCAAGAAGCCATCAGTTACGCAGAAACATGTAATGCCAACACAGCAGACGATGAGTGCTGGGACTACTACCAGCACTCTTCAACCAGCAACGACTGGAAGCTGATTCAACACATTGAAGCTAAAGCCGCCTAACCAGCGGCTTTTTTCATACCTCAGTCGCTTCACCGAGGCGGCTTAGTTATGACAACCGGCGGCCATCCACCGCCCATTAGCGCAGAAGTCTTGTTTAACGTTCGGCGGCGCGGCCTTAAGCGCGGAGATGATTATGAGTACAACGGAAAATGTCGTGATTTTATACATATCGGTGGGAGTGGCGACGGCGATTTTTGTCCTTACTTTCAACCTTTTTGTAAAAAAAGAGAATCGCTTATCCATTGAGGAAATAGTTTTGATTCTTGCCAGGTTCTCGTGTTCAAAGCCTGTGATTGTCACTTTCATGGCGCTTTTTGCTTGGATAATACTTAAGAGGTTCTGATATGACAGTCACCCACAACGGCAAGCAGTACACCGCCAAAAAGCTCAACGATAACGAGTGGCAACTGACGTCGCTATCGGCACCGCGGGAAAAACTGGTGCTGAACCGCTGGCAGATGCATATCGCTGGCCTCCTGGAACAGGTTGAGGTGAAGGTATGATCAACCATTACGGCACCACCCCGCTCATTCGCCAGTGCGTCACGCCTGGGATGATGGCAATGCATGAAGGCCGGACCTATCGCGTCTCAGCAGTCATTCAGGAGCGCAAATGGGTTTACCTGCACACCGATGCAGAAATCATCCGCCTCAGTGACTGCGTGATTGACGTCCTTCTGGACGGTCACGGCAACCCTATCCAGCACTAACCACCCTATTCAACCGATCGGCCTGGCTTCTGCTGGCGGGATCTGCACATCCAAATTTCAGGAGTTCAGCCATGAACGCATATCTCACTTACGACCGAATCGAAGATCGGCGCTGGGTTGAGCAGCAGCTCACCGACGAGAAAGAGAAGTGGATCGACGACCGGGCGCAGAAAATCATCGACATGATGCCAAAAGAACCGTCTGGCCTCTTCCACTTCACGGTCCCGATTGACTCCAGCCCATACGAAGGACTTCGCAGCGATAAAGCTGGCGAGGTCTACAACGATTTCATTTCGGCAGTTGCTTACGCCCAGGCGGAATACGACTGGGAACACCGTACCGGCTGCCCGTTTTAATTTTTGAGGGGGTTAACGATGGCAAACGAATTAACAATCACAGCGACGTCGCTTCAGGAGATAGGCGTCGACGTCTCCACCTGGAGCGCGCTGAAGAACAGCATCTACCCTGGCGCCAAAGACGAATCGGTAATGATGGCCCTTGATTACTGCCGCGCCCGCCAGCTGGATCCGTTGCTCAAACCTGTCCACCTCGTTCCGATGTACGTCAAAGACTCGAAAACAGGTAAAGGCGACTGGCGCGACGTGGTCATGCCGGGCATCGGGCTTTACCGCATTCAGGCAGACCGTTCCGGCGATTATGCCGGGGCTCGGGAGCCTGAGTTCGGGCCCGACGTAACTCAGACGCTTACTGGTGTCGAGGTGACCTTCCCCCAGTGGTGCAAATACACCGTTTTCAAGCGCATGCCCAGCGGCGAGATCGTCGAGTTCAGCGCCAAAGAATACTGGATTGAAAACTATGCCACCGGCGGCCGCGACACCACAGCGCCGAACGCAATGTGGAAAAAGCGCCCATACGGACAGCTGGCGAAATGCGCGGAAGCTCAGGCGTTACGTAAGGCCTGGCCCGAGATCGGACAGCAGCCTACCGCCGAAGAAATGGAAGGCAAATCACTAGACGTTGATATCCGTGACGTCACGCCGCGCAACACCACAGAAGCGCTTCCACCGGCAGCAAGCGAAGAAACGCTTCAGGCGATCACCGATCTCTTAACGACCCTGGATAAAGACTGGGAGAAAGACTTCCTCCCACTGTGCAGCGACATCTTCAAACGGCAAATTCTTGAGGCGTCAGAACTCACTGAAGAAGAGGCACAGAAAGGGTTTGGCTTCCTTCAGAAAAGGGCTAAGGCGGCAGCATGACACCCGAAATTATCCTGGCCCGGACCGGTATTGACGTTACCACTATCCAACAGGGCGATGAGGCGTGGCACCGGCTGCGCCTCGGCGTTATCACCGCCTCTGAAGTGCACAACGTCATCGCCAAGCCACGATCTG